TCTAAATCCATATCCAGGTTACTTTACAGTTGATTTAAGAGACACAGCCAATCTCCAAGCTGACTTAAATAATGGTATTCCTTTACCTGATAACTCTGTTGGTGTTCTAAATGCAAGTCATATTATTGAACATCTACATGATAAAACAAAAATTATGTCAGAAATACATAGAGTTCTGGCTCATGGAGGCTGGGCATTTATAGATGTACCTAGTACCGATGGTCGTGGTGCCTTTCAGGATCCAACCCATGTAAGTTATTGGAATGAAAATAGTTTTTTATATTATACAGATTCATATCTGGCAAATTTTATAGATAACACAACAATTAGATTTCAAGAATATCGTAAAGAAACTTATTATCCAAATGATTGGTTAAAAAATTTAAATGTTTTAGTAACAACAGCTTGGTTGGTTGCCATCAAAGACGGACCTAGATTACCAGGTAAATTAAAAATTTAAATTTGGTTTTCGGTATTACATAAATACTCTAATATAGGAGTTATACATGGCCCAAGTAACCAATAGAGATGAGTTTGCAGATTATTGTCTACGCAGATTAGGCGCTCCAGTCATTGATATTAATGTGGATCCAGACCAAGTTCAAGACCGTATTGATGATGCTTTACAATACTGGCAGGATTACCACTTTGACGGACTTCAAAAAGTCTACTGGATTCATTACGTCACCCAACCAGATATTGACCAAAAATATCTAGATTTATCAAATACACAAGATTCTGAAGGCAATCCAATGGAGATTGTTGGTATTTCACGCATATTTCCATTGTTTGATTCACAGGCAAGTGTCAATATGTTTGACTTGCGTTATCAGCTTCGTCTTAATGAGTTATATGACTTCACCTCCGCCTCATACATCAACTATACACTAACACAACAACACTTACGTTCATTAGAGTTAATGTTTACTGGAGAAGTTCCTATTCGTTTTCAAAGACATATGCAAAAACTCTTTATAGATTGGGCATGGGGTTCTGGTGAGTGTCCAGTTGGTACAGTTGTAGTTGCTGAATCATATGCACTAATCAATCCAGATGTATATGGTAAAGTATGGAATGACCGTTGGTTAAAAGAGTATGCAACAGCATTAATTAAAAGAACTTGGGGTGCCAACCTTAAAAAGTTCAACAATTTACAACTACCAGGTGGTGTAACACTAAACGGTGATAAGATTTATGATGAATCTTTTGAAGAAATTAAAGCTCTAGAAGAACAGATGCAAAATGAATATGGTGCTCCATTAGAAATGTTCATGAACTAATATGGCAACTTCACAATATTTTAATAATTATAATGCCAAATATAATGAACAAAGATTATATGAGGATTTAATTGTAGAGTCCATTAAGATAATGGGCTTTGATGGATATTATCTTCCTAATGATAATGAACAGGCAAGAGATTTGTTATTTGGTGAAGATCCAGTCAAACGATTTGAATCAGCCTTTACATTGGAATTCTATTTGTCTAATGCCATGGATTATCTTGGTGAAAAAGAATTCTTTTCTAAATTTGGTTTAGAAATTAAAAATAATATAAAAGTTATTATGTCACGCAGGTCTTTTGAAGAAAGAGTACCACAAAATGTATTCAAGCGTCCAAGAGAAGGTGATTTAGTTTACATTCCTTTTCTAAATGGTACTGGTGAATTATACGAAATTACTTTTGCAGACCAAGATAAAGAATTTGCCACATTAGGTCGTGTAGCTCCTTATTTCTACGAACTTAGCCTTGAGAAATTTAAATTCTCTCATGAAATTATTCAAACAGGTGTATCAGCAATTGATGATGTTGCTACATTCTCATCATATCAAATTGACCTTACTACTATTTCTGGTAATGATACTCGATATTCAATTCGTGAATTAGTATATCAAGCACCAGATTTAACTCATGCAAATGCAACAGCAGTAGCAACCGTTCAAAAATGGATACCATCATCTAATACATTAACACTATCTAATATTGCTGGTGAGTTTAATGAGTTGTATCCTATTATTGGTGCCACAAGTAATGCACGATACATGATTACATTATCTGATTTTGATCCTCTCAAAGAAAATTTAAGAGATGAATCATATGACAATTTTATCATACACAATCAAGCAAACAATATTGTTGATTTAACAGAACAAAATCCATTTGGGTCTATTTAATGGCAAACACATTTTATAATCGTATTATTCGTAAAATGGTTGTCGGCTTCGGCAATATGTTTGACGATATCACATTAGTTCGGTATAATCCTGATTTCACGGAAGCCGAAAGATTGATTGTGCCTATCACTTATGGACCAAAAGAATTATATGTAAAGCGTTTAGAAGAAGATCCAACACTTGGTAAAAAAGTTATGATGACTTTACCTCGTATGTCTTTTGAATTAAATGGCTTCACATATGATTCTTCTCGCAAACAAAATACAAATATTAAAAACTTTGCACAGACAACTGGTGGATTGATTTCACAATATAATCCAGTTCCATATAATTTCGATTTTTCATTATACATTTATGTAAGAAATATTGAAGATGGAACACAGATTATGGAACATATTTTATCTTATTTTACACCTGACTATACTATTAAATTGAATCTTGTTCCAGAAATGGGAATAGTTAAAGAAATTCCTGTTATTTTAAATTCAGCCGAACAAGACATGGATGCAGAAGGTGATTGGGATAGAGGTACAAGAAACATTATTTGGACATTAAATTTTAGTGTCAAAGGGTTTATTTTTGGTAAAATTAATGATTCATCTAGTGGGCTTATTACACATTCAATTACTTCTATCTATCAACAAATAGACCCAAATGCAGAAGTTCAATTTAATATTGATTCTACAACTGGTGTTGGTGAATATCAAGTAGGTGAAATTGTATACCAAGGATATTCTAGAGGTACTGCAATTGCAACCGCAAAGGTTATATTTTGGAGTAATAATATTTTGCATCTAACTAGTATTAATGGAAATTTTATTTCTAATTTACCAATATATGCTTCAAGCTCTCAAACAAGTTATAAGTTTACATCATACATACCTAGTGCAAAAAAATTAGCTCAAATAGATGTAATACCTAATCCAGAAAATGCCAATGTTGCAAGTGATTGGACTGCAAATACAACAATACAAGAATTTAGTTAAGGAAAATAAAATGAGATTAACAGGATCAAATAGTTCTGCATCACCAAAATTAAGTTCAACAGGAACTTATAAATTTAAAATTGCAGCCAATGGTATTGTTACCAAAAAATCAACATATGGAAACATCACCAGCGGATTAAATACTGAAAGTATGACCGAACTTTTTAATGATTATATGGATGACGAATCTTATCATATAGACATGGATGGTGATTCAGTTAGTTTTTTAGGAAATACTTATAGTCAATTATATGTTAGTGGTAATGGAGGTTTCTCTTTTGGTTCAGAAAATGACCTAAGGAACGGAGATAATGATCCAGTGACAGATAATGGAGATCCATGTATCTATATGGTAAATAATGATGCCAGTTTAGAACAAGTTTGGGCCACTTCGTTTGATGGCGGCACAACTTTTGCATATAAGATTATGGGCAATACAAATTATGATAATTTTGGTGTAAACTATGAATATGACATTTATTTTTATTCAAATGGAACAGTTGATGTATTTGTAGTTCAAGAACCAACAGATTGGAATGATTACGATGACCCTCAAGGTGAGGTTCAATGGGGTGTTACTAATGGAACTAATTGGGTAGACGGATATACCAATCACTTCTCATCTTTTGGTGCAGGTTCGGGATTAAGAATTACTGGTGGATTAAGAATTGTTAATTAACGGAAAATAAAATGACAACAATAACAGGTAGTTTAAGAATTACTGGTGGATTAAGAATAGTTGGCTCAGCTCCAGTTAGTTCATCATTCACAATATTAGAGACAGATTTTACTGCATCAGGATATCAAGGACCAGGTATTACAGACTTTGGTGGTTCTATTGGATTGTTAAGTTCTGGAACAAACACCGCAGCAACCGCACAATATGGTATATCTTTATCTGATTTTACTGCTCCAAAATTAGCAGAAATTCAAGCGTATTTTTTCACAAATTCGTTAGTAAATGATGGATCTCTTGGTTATAATTTTACTGTTGTTGGCACTGGTGGTGCTTCAAATATTACAAAAATTGTATTAGGTTTAGATGTTACTAATTTTATAATTGCTCCAGTAGACCCTGCAAATCCAAATTTTACAACTGATGGTGGTCTTTTAGTAAATATTGTGAACGCAAATGGAATTCTGGCTTTCCCTGTTACATTTACTTTGGATAGCCCACTTATTACTCATCCAGGTAATTGGTGGTAGTATTAAACATATATAAAACACTATGAATAACTTTGATAAGAACATGGCAGATGTATTTGATATAATACCGACCACGATTAAACAAGAAAAAAAATCTATGCCGTTATCTACAAAGTATAATGAGCCTGATTTAAAACAAGACTTGACTGATGCGTATCAACAGTCAAAAGAAAATCTACAAGGTATTATTGACCAAGGCTCTGAAGCAATGGAAGAAATTCTTAATATTGCCAAGGCCGGTCAACATCCAAGAGCATTTGAAGTTTATGGAACTCTACTTAAAAATATGGTAGATGCAAATAAAGAGCTTCTAAACATTCAAAAACAAATGCGTGATATGGATGAAGATAAGAAAAAACAATCAGGTACTACTATTGATAAAGCAATCTTTGTCGGTTCTACCGCAGAGTTGAATAAGCTTATCAAAGGCAAAGATTAATGGTCACCAATACAAAAGATTCTTATAGGGACAATCCCCTTTTAAAAAAAGTAGGAGTAGAACACAAATATACAGAAGAACAGGTACAAGAATACATTAAGTGTTCCAAAAACCCTGTATATTTCTGTATGAACTACATTAAGATTGTCAATGTGGATGAAGGTCTTATTAAATTTAATATGTGGGACTTTCAAAAAGAGATGTTGGAACTCTTTAGAGATAATCGCTTTGTTATTACCAAATGTCCTCGTCAGGTGGGTAAAACCACCACAACAGTTGGTTATCTTTTATGGGCAACCATCTTTACAGACTCACAAAATGTGGCAGTTCTTGCCAATAAAGGTTCTTTGGCCAGAGACATTCTAGCCAAGTATCAACTTGCATATGAGAATTTACCACAATGGCTCCAACAAGGTGTGGTGACATGGAACAAAGGTAATGTAGAGTTGGAGAACGGGTCTAAAGTAATCGCAGCCTCTACCTCATCCTCTGCAATCCGAGGAGGTTCTTTTAACATTGTGTTCTTGGACGAATTTGCTTTCGTGCCAAATAATATTGCCAATGAATTCTTTAATTCTGTATATCCTGTAATCTCATCTGGTAAATCATCAAAGATTATTATTGTTTCTACTCCAAACGGTATGAACCTATTTTATAAACTTTGGATGGATTCTATTGAAGGCAGAAACAACTATAAGAATTTTGAAATTCATTGGTCTATGGTACCAGGCCGTGATGAAGTCTGGAAAGAAGAAACAATTCGTAACACTTCTTATCGGCAATTTCAACAAGAGTTTGAAACCGAGTTCTTAGGTTCTTCAAATACTTTAATTTCTGGTTATAAACTACAACAATTAAGGTACATAGACCCTATTGGTGAACATGATAAGATGAAGATTTATGAATATCCTATCAAAGGAGATGGTGAAGAACAAAAATCTGACCATCTATATGCAATTTGTGTAGACGTTTCAGAAGGTAAAAACCTAGATAGTTCTGCATTTTCTGTTATAGACATATCAGCCACACCATATAAACAAGTGGCCACATACAGTAGTTCGTCTATTTCACCTATTTTATTTCCAACTGTAATTGTTAATGCAGCTAAATTATACAATGATGCCTATGTGTTGGTTGAAATTAATAGTAATCCACAAGTTGCAGAATATATTCATTCAGATTTAGAGTATGAGAATTTATTGAAAGTATTTACAGGTAACAAGAAACCTCAGCAGTTGTCTGCTGGTTTTGCCCGTGGTATTCAAATGGGACTGAAAATGTCACCTCAAGTTAAGTCGGTTGGTTGTTCCAACTTAAAAACTTTAATTGAAGGTGACAAGCTTTTAATCAATGATTTTGATACTTATTCAGAATTAACTACATTTGAACAACACAAAACGTCATTTGCGGCTGCAGAAGGTGCTAATGATGATATGGCCATGACTTTGGTAATCTTTGCGTGGGCAGCCACACAGAAATACTTTAAAGAAATTGTCAACCATGATTTAAGAAAACAGATTCAATTGGAAAATATGAATCAATTTGATGATGAAACTTTACCAGCTCCTATCATAGAAGATGGTTTAGAACATGATTTTGTACTAGAAGGTGGAGATTTATGGGAAGTTGCCAATGGTGGAGACACCTATGGTGCGTATTCCAAAAAATTCTTTGACCGACTATAAATCCAGTGAATCATAAATATCAGTATGGTATTATAACTGCCAAGAACAAAAATAATTCAAGGAGAATAAAATGGCGTTTCAACTCTCTCCAGGCGTAAATGTTTCCGAGATTGACTTAACAACAGTCGTTCCTTCGGTTCTTACTACCGCTGGTGCTTTTGCTGGGACATTTGCATGGGGTCCAGCCAATAAAGCAATACTAGTAGATAGTGAGATTACTTTAACTAGAACATTTGGTACACCTGATTCTAATTCAGCAACATCCTTCTTTACTGCGTCCAGTTTCTTGGCATACGGTAATAATTTAAGTGTGGTTCGTGCTATAGGTGGCGACTGTGTAAATTCTACCTCCAACACATCTACAGGCGGAATTTCAATAGCTAATTCAGATGAATATGAAGATAATTATACTGCAAATAATTTAAATTTATATGGTGCATTTGCAGGTAGATATGCTGGTGCATTAGGTAACTCATTAACTGTTGAAGTTTGTGCCAACTCGGCAACTTTTGCAACATGGCAATACAAAAATTATTTCACATCAGCTCCAGGTACATCTGATTTTGTTACTAATGCTGGCGGTTCAAACGATGAAATGCACATTATTGTTATTGATGATGGTGGTTTATTCACTGGTACCGCAGGTCAAGTTGTAGAAACTTACGGATTTGTATCTAAAGCAATTGATGCAACATTAAATGGTACTACTAATTATTACAGACAAGTATTATTCAATCAGTCAAAATATGTTTATGCAATGGGTCCAGTTGATTATGCAAATACAAGAACAACTTGGGATTTACCAGGTAATACAAATTTTGCTAAACCTGCAACTAATCAACAAGTATCATTAAGTTCTGGTATAGATGAAACTCCAGCTCAAGGTGATTTAGAACTAGCATATGACTTGTTTGCTAACAAAGAAACCGTTGATATTTCTTTAGTTTTAACTGGTGATGCAAACTATGAATTACAACAATATGTAATTGATAATATTTCCGGTACTCGTAAAGATTGTGTAACATTTATTTCTCCTCCATCAAGTGCTTTTGGTACTTCTGATGCAGACACCTCAGATGGTATTGCAGCATGGTTGAATGATGACTTACAAAGAGCATCTTCATATGTTGTTGCCGATTCTGGTTTGAAATATATGTTTGACAAATACAACAATGTATACCGATGGATACCACTAAATGGTGATGTTGCTGGTCTATGTGTAAATACAGACACAGTTCGTGACCCATGGTATTCACCAGCTGGCTTCAACCGTGGTGCAATTAAAAATGCTATTAAGTTGAAATGGAATCCTAACAAAACTTATCGTGATGTGTTATATTCTGCTGGTGTAAATCCAGTAGTTTCTTTCCCTGGTCAAGGTATAGTTCTGTTTGGTGATAAGACTTTGTTGAATAAACCTTCTGCATTTGACCGTATCAATGTTCGTAGACTCTTTATCGTTCTTGAAAAATCAATTGCTAAAGCAGCTCAGTTCTCCTTGTTTGAATTCAATGATGAATTTACCAGAGCACAGTTTGTTTCTCTTGTAACTCCATACTTGCGTGATGTTCAAGGTCGCCGTGGTATTACAGATTTCAAAGTAATTTGCGATACAACAAACAACACACCACAAATTATAGATACTAATCAGTTTGTTGGAGATATTTACATCAAACCGGCTCGTTCAATCAACTTTATCCAGTTGAATTTTGTTGCTGTTGGAACTGGCGTTGACTTCACAACAGTCGTTGGTGCAGCTTAATAAATACTAACGATATAGGAGAATACAAATGGCATTCAATGTAGCAGAATTTAGAGCAAATATGATTGGTGACGGTGCCCGTCCCAATCTATTCCAAGTCTCTTTAACATTCCCAACTGTAGCAGTAAACGGTGCAGCCGCCAGTCAAAAGACAACCTTTATGGCAAAAACTGCACAGTTACCAGGTTCAACAGTTAATTCTTTTCCAGTTTATTACTTTGGTCGTGAACTAAAGTTTGCTGGTAATAGAACATTTACTGACTGGACATTAAACATTATTAACGATGAAGATTTCGTAATTCGTAATTCTTTAGAATCATGGATGAACTCACTCAATAGTCACGCTAGTAATGTAAGAAATGGTGCAGCTGTAAATCCATCTAGTTATTCCGTAGATGCAGAAGTAACGCAATACGGTAAAGCTGGCCAGACGTTAAAGAAATATAAATTTGTTGGATTATTTCCAGTTGATTTAGCACCAATTGATTTAGATTGGAGTTCTAATGATTCAATTGAAGAATATTCAGCAACATTTGCTTTCCAATATTGGGAATCAGATACAACGTCTTAATATGTTTTTGTTTGAGGGACTTCGGTCCCTCATTTATGTTTAATTGATTTGGAATAATACACTATATGGCCTCAGCAAATAAATTTTCTCTCTTTGGTTTTACTGTTTCACGGAATAAGTCTGAAGAAGAACAAACCGTGCAACAAAGCTTTACGCCACCTACAAATGATGATGGCGCATTAATCATTTCCTCTGCCGCTTATTATGGTACATATGTTGATTTAGACGGCACAGCCAAAAATGAAGTAGAATTAATCTCTCGGTATCGTGAGATGGCGATGCAACCAGAAATTGAATCTGCCATTGATGATATTATAAATGAAGCCATCGTTCAAGATGATGATGGTAAAACTATTGAAATTATTTTAGATGATTTAGAAGTATCAGATAAAATTAAAAAGGCTATTAAAGACGAATTTCAAACTGTGCTTAAATTGTATAACTACAAAAATATGGCACAAGATATTTTTCGTAGATACTATGTTGATGGTAGATTATATTACAACATAATTATTGACAAAACAAATCCAATTTCTGGTATTAAAGAATTACGTTATATTGATCCACGCAAACTTCGTAAAGTTCGTGAGATTAAAAAGAAAAAAGATGAACGAACAGGTGCAGATGTGGTTGATGTTGTAAATGAATACTACATCTATAATGATAAAGTAACCACAGGCAGTTCATCTAATTATGGTCCAGTTGGTGTTCGTATTACAACAGACTCTATTATTTCGGTTGTTTCTGGTCTAATGGACTCACGCCGTGCTGTTGTATTATCATATTTACATAAAGCAATCAAGCCACTTAACCAATTAAGGATGATTGAAGATGCTACTGTCATATATCGAATTTCTAGGGCTCCTGAGCGTAGGATTTTTTATATTGATGTGGGTAATCTCCCAAAATTAAAGGCAGAACAATACCTCCGTGATATCATGGTCAAGTATAAAAACAAACTTGTCTATGATGCCAACACAGGTGAAGTTCGTGATGACCGTAAGTTTATGTCAATGATGGAAGACTTTTGGTTGCCTCGCCGTGAAGGTGGTAAAGGCACAGAGATTACAACATTGCCTGGCGGTCAAAACTTAGGTGAGTTGGAAGATGTTAAATACTTCCAAAAGAAATTATATGGTTCATTAAGTGTACCAATTTCTCGTTTAGAACCGAATCAAGGTTTCTCAATGGGTCGTGCAGCTGAAGTTACCCGTGATGAGTTAAAGTTTTCCAAATTTGTTGAACGTATGCGTAATAAGTTTGCTGAAATATTCAATCAAACTCTCCGTGTACAATGTGTATTAAAAGGTATTTGTACAGCAGAAGAATGGGAAGAATTTAGACAACAAATTTATTATAATTTTATTAAAGATAATAACTTTAGTGAACTAAAAGAAGCTGAATTGATGACTAATCGGTTACAATTATTAAGTTCAGTTGATCCATATACTGGTCGTTATTTTTCACAGAAATGGATTCAACAAAATGTTTTACGTTTGTCTGATGATGATATTAAACAAATGCAAAAAGAAATTGATAAAGAAAAAGAAGAAGGCCTTGGATTACCAGTTGGTGTAATGAATGATGTGGCCCAACAACAAATGGCCGGAGATATTCAAACACAACAAGCTGCAACTTTGGCTTCACATCAAGGTGAAGTTGATGCAAAGAATGAAAAGGTTCCACAAAAAGAATCATCTGGTGTTTTTACTAAATTGAAACAAATATTATAAATATTTTGATAGGAGAATAATATGGAAACAACAAGACAAATTATTGATTACGCACAAAACGACCAAGGTGCAGAAATGCGTGATGCATTATATTCTGCCATTCACGATAAAGTGATGGCACATATTGATACCAAGAAACAAGAGATTGCACAGAACCTAATTGCACAACGACAAGATTCTTCTGGTGAAAATACATAAATATCTAACGGTACTTATAGTACAGAAGAATAATTAAACAGGAATAAAAATGGCAAATCAATTTACATATCAAGTATTGAAAGATACAACAGAACACGCTGTTATTAAATTAACAGGCCGATGGGATAATGCTGCTCAAGAAGATAATCCAAATCGTATTGCAGCCAATACACTTTCAGGTGCATTGAACGCCAATACAATACCTGGTTTGTTATCGGATGGCGGTACCGCACTACCATACTATGGGTTAGCAGTTCATCGTATTTGGTATGATACATACAACGGTGCAGGTGGTGATTTAGAATTATTTTGGACTGCCGATACGCAAATACCTTTAATGTTATTATCAGGTAATTCTGAATATGATGGTGCCGGTAATTGGGTAACAATTCCAAATGCAGCTAAAAATACCGCTAACTGTAATGGCGATATTGGTGTTCGCACAAGAAATTATGTTGCCAATACTTCTTACACAATCGTTATAGAGTTGCGTAAAGAAAACGAATACTATCAACGTGGTCAGTTTAATGATCCTGCAGCGTTTAATTATGGTGCTTATTCACTTAAACCATAATGAAAGATTTTATTGATTCCATATTATGTGGTGATTTAATAGAGGCAAAAGAGTCTCTAGTAGATAGAATAGAGGAATTAATTGCAGTAAAACTAGAACAATTAGAATTAGAAATTTCTGATGATTTAGATGAAGCTGCAAATGTTATAAAAACTGGTAGAACAAAACTTGTCCGAGTTAGAATTCGTAAAGGTAAAGTTCAACGTAGAGTGAAGAAGTCAGCAGTACCAGGTTACACAATTCGTGGTGGTAAATTAACTAGAATGATGCCACAAGAAAGACGTAACCGCAAAATGGCTGCAAGGCGTGCCAAAGTAAAACGCCGTAGTAAATTAAGTCAATCATTACGGAAACGTAGTATTTCTTTAAGAAAAAGAACAGGAATGGGGTTATGAAGCTCATTACAGAAGTTACAGAAACAATAAGTTATCTTGCTGAAGAAAAAGACGGCAAGAAATCTTTGTATATTGAAGGACCATTCATACAATCAGAAGTGGTCAATCGCAATGGACGAAAGTATATGAAAGAGTCCATGGCTAGAGAAGTTCAGAGATATACAGAACAATATGTTAATAAAAATCGTGCCTTTGGTGAGCTGGGTCATCCAGACACCCCATCAATAAATCTTGATAGAGTTTGTATGATAACTACAGCTCTACGCAATGAAGGAAATGATTGGATAGGCAAAGCAAAAATTCTTGACACCCCTATGGGTAACATTGTTAAGAGTCTAATCGAAGGAGGCGCCCAAATCGGTGTGTCTTCCAGAGGTATGGGTTCTCTTAAAAATGTTAACGGTATTAATATCGTTCAAGATGATTTCCATCTAGCCACAGCGGCGGATATTGTAGCAGACCCTTCAGCACCTAATGCCTTTGTTCAAGGTATCATGGAAGGCAAAGAGTGGGTGATGATAAACGGTGTTTGGACAGAACAACAATATACTGAAGCAAAGCAAATGATTCGTCAGGCTTCGCAGAAAGACATAGAAAAAGTAAGTCTACGCATTTGGGAATCGCTCGTCAAAAAACTTTAATTATAAATATCCATAATAAATCAAGGAGATTTTCAAAATGGGAAAATTCAATCTGTCAGAAGCCGCTAAAGACATCCTATCAGGTAATGTTTCAGGAAAACAAAGTGGCCAAGATAAACCATCAAAACTAAACGGCGACGTTGCTTACGGTACACAAGAAGTAGGTGATATCGGTGGTAATGTAACCAAAACTACTGATGCAGGACCTGATGCAACTAAAGGTACTCCAACAGCAACTGCACCTGGCGCAACACCTCCTGTAGGTTCTGAGCCAATGAAGAAGCTCAAAGGACAACCTGGTCAATCTGGTTCTGTAGAACAGCCTGAAGGTAAAATGGGTAAAAACCAAATGCCTTTAAACAAAGGTTCTGTTGGCGTTCAACAGTACGAAGAAACTGAAACAGAAGATGAAGAAATTGTTTCAGAAGAAGAACACGAATCTGCCAAAATGGAGCGCAAAGAAGCCATGAAAGAAAAAATGAAAGACAAAATGAAAGAAGATATGGATGCTCTATTGGGCAACGAAAATCTTTCTGAAGAATTTGTTACCAAAGCAACTACAATTTTTGAAGCTGCCGTTATTGCTCGGGCAGAGATGGTAATCGAAGAAGCTGAAGCAGAATTAATGGAACAGTTTGAAGAAGCTGTAGAATCCATTAAAGAAGATTTAGCTGCTAAGGTTGATGATTACCTCAACTACATGGTAGAAGAATGGATTAAAGAAAACGAAATCGCAATTGAAAAAGGTCTCCGTGCCGAAATCGTTGAAGATTTTATTACTGGTCTAAAAGGTTTATTTGAAGAACACTACATTGACATTCCTGAAGATAAGGTAGATGTTGTTGAAGGTTTAACTTCTAAAGTTGAAGAACTAGAAGAATCTTTAAATGAACAAATTGCTCGTTCAATTGAAATGAAAAAAGAACTTAACGAACATAAAAAGATTGAGGCTATTTACACAGCTTGTGAAGGCCTGTCGCAGACCCAAGTAGAAAAAATGAAATCACTCGCAGAGGGTGTTGAGTTTACTACTGAGGAAGAATTCAATGGTAAAATGGAAACTTTGAAAGAATCATATTTCAAGTCTCCAGTAAAAGCTGCTGATAATTCTGCTTTGGATGATGAGGTTCAACTTGAAGAAGAAACCAAAAAGCCTTCTGGCCAAGGTGACGCTTTGATTGAACAATATGCGAAAACAATTTCGCAAACTCTGAAATAAACTAACCCCCTATAAAGGAAATAACAAAATGTATTTAACAGAAGAACTACAAAAAAAATGGGATCCAGTTCTGAACCATCCAGAACTTGAAGCCATTAAAGATCCATACAAGAAAGCTGTTACAGCACTTGTTTTGGAAAATCAACAACAAGCTATGCGCCAAGACCGTCAGTCTTTGAATGAAGCTGATTTAGGTCCTACAAACGTAACAGGTGGTGTTCAGAATTTTGACCCAATCTTGATTAGTTTAGTTCGCCGTGCATTACCAAATCTAATCGCTTATGACGTTGCTGGTGTACAACCGATGACTGGTCCTACTGGTTTGATTTTTGCAATGCGTGCTCGTTACGACAACCAAGGTGCAACTTCAGCAGAAGCTTTCTACAACGAAGCTAACACAATGGTTTCTGGTACTGGTTCACAAGACACATTGTTTGGTTTCAAAGGTGCTACTTACGCAAACGATACAGCAGTTAGCCCAATCGCTAACGAAGCTGCTAATGCCTATACAACTGGTGTTGGTCTAACAACAGCTGTTGCTGAGTATCTTGGTTCAGACAGCAATGGTGCTTTTGCTCAAATGGCATTCTCTATTGAGAAAGTTACTGTTACTGCACAAAGCCGTGCATTAAAAGCTGAGTATTCACTAGAACTCGCACAAGACTTAAAAGCAATTCATGGTCTTGATGCAGAAACAGAATTATCAAACATTCTGTCTACTGAAATTCTTGCTGAAATTAACCGTGAAGTTATTCGTACCATCTACGCAACTGCTGTATTAGGTGCTCAATATGGTGTTACTAACACAGGTTATTTCGATTTAGATACAGACTCAAACGGTCGTTGGTCAGTTGAGCGTTTCAAAGGATTAATTTTCCAAATTGAACGTGATGCTAACGTAATTGCCAAGCAGACTCGTAGAGGTAAAGGTAATGTTCTTATCGTTTCTTCTGACGTTGCTTCCGCAATGGCAATGGCTGGTGTATTACAATATACTCCTGCTCTCCAAGCTGACTTGCAAGTAGATGATACAGGTAATACATTTGCTGGTTTGTTACACGGTCGTATCAAGGTTTACATTGACCCATATTTTGGTGGCTACACAAGCAACCAAGAGTTGGTAACTGTAGGTTACAAAGGTACTTCACCATACGATGCTGGTTTGTTCTATTGCCCATACGTTCCATTACAAATGGTTCGTGCAGTTGACCAGTATACTTTCCAACCAAAAATTGGATTCAAGACTCGTTACGGCATGGTTGCTAACCCGTTTGCAGAAGGTCTCACTGCTGGTAACGGTAAACTAAATGCTCGTAGCAACGTTTACTATCGTATGTTCGGTGTCAAGAACTTGATGTAATATAAAATCACCATAGAGTGATATTTTACAGAGACCTCTTCGGAGGTCTCTTTTTTTTCAGCATAAATAACCATATGACTGGAGAAAAAAACATAATTCTTCTGGATGAAATTTTGGATTTACGTTCCAGAAAAAGAAAAGAACTTGAATATTATAACCAACAATTGGAAGAACTCAAGCTAAGAATGTTTTTTATTCAAAAAGAAATTGATTTGACAAGTAACATAATTATTATGATTGAAAAAGAAAAAATGATTGACCTTAAAAAGTTTATAAATGACAGTTCTAACTAGAACCCCCGCCAATACCAATTATCTACAACCTACCAAGTTTCTTTTGGTGTTTGATAGAATACCTAATATACAATACTTCTGCCAAGCGGTAAATATACCAGGGGTTAATGGAGGACAGACTCCAATCAGTTTTCCAACGATAGATGTGTTCTCACCTGGTAATAAATTAACTTACAATAATTTTAATGTAACCTTTACTGTGGATGAAGCATTACTAACTTGGCAAGAAATGTATAATTGGTTTCGTTCATTTGCATCTCCTGATGGCTTTGAAGAAAGAAATAGATTAACTGCCATACAAAACTCATACAAGAGCCAAGGTTTTAAACAAATGTCTGATGCCACTTTGACTATATTAAACAACCTTAACAATCCAACCATTAGGGTACAGTTTGCCAATATGTTCCCTGTATCTCTATCAGACTTACAATTTGATACCAAAATGTCGGCAGATGATATCATTACAGCCGATGTTACCTTTGTCTATGAACAATTTACCTTTGTACCGGTATAAATTAACATAATACTTGCACAATAACATAAGTTGTGTTATAATGTAAATTGGGTGTTAAAATATTGAAAATATTATGGAATCTTTAGAACAAGTATTAAAATTTTGGGAATCAGATGCAGACATGGACCAGACAGAACCTGGCAAAGAACTGCTGAAGATACCTAAACTACACAACAAATACCTCAGTATACTTACTAAGCACAAGATAGCCTCAAAGAAGGCCCATTTTGATTATCTCCGTATGAGAAAAATTAAATGGGAATATTATACAGGTAAAATGTCTCAGGAAGAATTGCATGAATATGGATGGGAACCATTTCAGTT